ATGAAAATTCACTTTATTACAATCGCCTTGCTGGCGACGATTTCTTCGCCATCCTACGCAGCGTTTCAGGAAAGAGAATACAATACCTGGTATCAAAAAGATGCTGTACTCTACGACATTACCCAGACCTCAGAGGGATTGCCTGTCATGATAAGCATCTCTCAACCGGGGAGGGAGTCAGCTAATATGCTCGTATCCTATATGTCCGATGGTGGTTGTGGAGATGAGAAGGTGCGGCTTAATGCTAACGGGAAGGATGTGCCTGCAACTTACACTTGTGTATCAGTCGGAGCAGACAAGATTGAACACTTTGCAGTGAATGATGCAAGCAAGGTCAATGAGATGGTTAACCACCTCAAGTCAGATTTCACTTTGTTGCTTCAGAACGATATCAAAGTCTGGGCTGCTAACATAAAGACGCCGAAGTATGGCTTAGCACCAAAATTTTAAATCTCAAAATTTAACCGCCTAAGGGCGGTTTTTTATTGGAGTTAATATGGCAAAACCGGACTGGGGCGAGCTTCAGCAACGGTTCCTGTCCGAACATGCCGCAACCGGCGTATCACCAAAGGAATGGTGTGAAGCGCAGGGACTGAATTACGCTACCGCCCGTCGATATATTAAAAAACCTTCTGCGCAAACTGCGCGAAAAACTGCGCAGAAAAAAGTGCGCACTGCGCAAAAAGAACAAAGCGCAGAAGAGCTGGTGGATGATGATGGATTAACGGCACAGCAAAGACGTTTTGTCGCAGAATACCTAAAGGATGGTAACGCCACACAAGCCGCTATCAGGGCGGGTTACAGCAAAAAATCCGCTGAACAAATCGGTTATCAACTCCTTCAGAAAACTTCAGTTGCCCAGGCTATTGCACAACAGCAGAAAGCTTCCATTGCTCGCACGCTTGGCGGTGCCGATGAAGTCCTCGCGCAGATGTGGCAGCTTGCCACCTTCGATGCAAACCAGCTTTCGCAGTATCGCCGCGGCGCGTGTCGTTACTGCTGGGGCTTCGGTCACCAGTACCAGTGGCGCGATATGGTGGAATTCGAAGAGAAGCGCCTCGAAGCTACAGAACGCGATAAGCGTGAGCCAGTCGATGTTGGAGGTTACGGCTACGATCACACCCGAGAGCCTAACCCAGGCTGCCAGCTCAGGATACAACATCAATACAACTCTGGCGGGGAAGTGGGCCTGTATGCCTGCCATGCTGGGGCTAATTACCGGGGTTATATCGGCTGGCGGTCAGCCGCAGCCATACATGGCCATATACAAGAGCATGGCAAAACTTGAGGGAAGCAATACGCGGATATTCGCCAGGCCGCAGACAACCCCCGGCGGCAACCTTCAAAACGTCGCGTATTCGAATCTGAGGAACGTGATTATGGCCATTAACTGCGCCAACTATGATTGATCGTTTTGAACGATCAATTTCGAATAATTGATCTACCAAATCAATTATATCCCGTTGATTCATATTGATATTGTGTAGCTTCATGAATGCCCTGGGATATAACAACTATGAAAAATATGATTCTTTGCCTGGCGGTAGCGGTATTGCTCTCCGGTTGCGCTGGCGTTATTGAGAAGCAGCAACCTGTATGCACCGGAACAGCCCTGGTTGGCGGACAGGAAAGCAGCGTCCAGATCTACGGAGTCCGCAAGCAAAATAATCAGACGCAGTACCGCGCCGGTTATCCCTTTAACTGGTCATGGGTGAGCGCCAACACGTTCACCAGCACCACCTGCCACTAACCCATTCAGTTTTGAACAAACCCCGCTCCGGCGGGGTTTTTTATTGCCTGGAGAAAATATGCTTTATAACACTGGCACCATCGCCATTAACGGAAATACAGCCACCGGCACCGGCACGAACTGGACGGCACCGGCCAGCCAGATTCGGGTTGGCCAGACGTTGTTTGTTCTTTCTAACCCGGTACAGATGTTTCAGATCACCGCCATCAACAGTGCGACGTCACTGACGGTTACGCCTGCCGCGTCTCCGGCGCTGAGCGGCCAGAAGTACGGCATTCTTGTTACTGATAGTCTCTCAGTCGACGGCCTGGCGCAGAGCATGTCTCAGCTCATTAACGAGTACGACGAGAACATCGGCGCCTGGGAGACGTTCGCCACCACCTCAGCAAACCAGAACATCACCGTCACCATCAACGGCGTACGCGTGACCATTCCTGCGATCGGCAAACTGGTCCAGAAAGGGAGCAATGCGGCGGTTAGAGTTTCGGACGGCGGGACCGGGGCAACGAATGCCGCTGACGCTCGCGCAAACCTCGGTTTAGGAAGTAGCGCGACTAAGGACGTCGGAACGGACTCCGGTAATGTCATGCAAGTGGGGGCTTTTGGGGTTGGTACATACCAGGCTCCAAGGCCAAATGATGCAAACTCATCGTTTATCAGTGATGCTGACGGTAACACCAGTTGGGCTCCTGCCAATGGCTGTGGCTACCAAAGCTCTTATAACACTCAGCGCATAGCGCAAATGTGGGTTACCACTGGCGGAGCTGGCTATTGCCGTTTTCTGTTAAACACAAATCCTCAAACTGCAAAAACAGATGCTCCGTGGACGGTATTTCAGTCAGCAGGAACATCGGACATTAACTTTAAGAAAGTGACCGGGGATCTGGATCTAAACGAATCGCTGTCAAACATCGCGGCAATGGATTTTAAGACCTTCTACTACCTTGCTGATGAAGATAAAGTCATTCGCCGCGGCGTTATTGCTCAGGAACTGGAAAAGATAGATCCCCAGTATGTTCATTCAGCTGAGGAATCGGGGAAAATGACACTTGACCTCAACCCTCTTGTGCTCGATGCGCTTGCTGCCATCAAAGCCCTGACAATCCGTGTCAGAGAGCTGGAGAAAGAGGCTCAAGCTGTGGTTCCTGTCTCATCCGCTGATTAAAGACAGAATCATCAGGCATATCCAGGCGAACATCGATCCAGCTGTTCACCGGCACGTCCATCGGTTCCCCTTTTGTTTTGACGATCTCCCCTTCATCGCTCAGCATGTATTTTCGCTTAAACAGGCGGATAGTCAGCTCGCCGTCAGCGGTTTGTTCAGCTTCAGCCACACCCAGTTCTCCCATGCCGCCAGGGTCCATTGGCGGCAGTAACTGCCAGCCTTCTGATGCCAAGCCTGCGGAACCGAACAGGGCATATACACCAACATCCAGGCGGGAGATTTTGATTCCTTCAGCCTCGGTGTTCGCCGTACCACAGCCGCTCCAGAAAAAGCCTGGTTCATCGATATCAGTCCGCTGACATTCCTCCTGACTTTTCACTATACGGGCTACAGGGGATGCTGCCCTGAGCGTTCCGTCGCTGGCTTTCGTGGTATTTTCAGAAGTGTAAACAACTGAGCCTGGCTTCACAGACAGCATTGTTGAGAATGCATCGGTGCCATTATTTCTTCCTGCGATTTGGTAAGAGACGGCACCACCAATGCCTGCAACACCTGCCCTGAAGCGAGGAGTACCGTTAACCATCACCGTATGAGCCCATACACTACCCACCGTTGAAAGTCCTTCAACGGTAAAAGCGTAAGGGTTGCCAGCGATACCTGCGATATTCAGAGCATTCGTTAATGTACCTCCGCTCAAGCCCAGAGCGCCAAGGTTTGAGAGTGCAGAACTGGCAGTCTTTGCACCTGTTCCTCCCAGTTCTAATGGGATGACACCATTGCTGTCTACCAAACCGACGTTTTATAGATTGCCCTGCGGCATCCATGCCGATAACTTCACCTGATTTTTTTTGCAGAAAATATTGGGTGAAAAACATGCTAATTGGCTACGTAAGGGTGTCAACAAATGACCAAAACACAGATCTTCAGCGACAAGCTCTCGAACGAGCAGGATGTGAACAGGTTTTTGAGGAAAAAATGAGCGGGACGGTAGCGAACCGGCCAGCGCTTAAAAAGCTTCTGCGAACGCTGAATGAGGGCGATACGCTGGTAGTGTGGAAGCTGGATCGCCTCGGGCGAAGCATGCGGAACCTGGTACTGCTGGTGGACGAACTCCGGCAGCGCGGCATCCACTTCAAAAGCCTTACGGACAGCATCGACACTTCCAGCCCAATGGGGCGTTTCATATTCCATATCATGTCAGCCCTGGCCGAGATGGAGAGGGAGTTAATCGTAGAGCGTACCCGGGCAGGACTGGCGGCAGCGCGTGAGAAAGGGCGCGTAGGTGGTAGGCGCTCGAAGTTAACCCCAGAGCAATGGGCGCAGGCGGGGCGTCTGATTGTAAACGGCGTGGACAGGAAGCAGGTAGCGATTATCTATGATGTGGCCGTATGTACTTTGTATAAGAAATTCCCAGCCCTCAAGGGAATCAGCGAAACGTAAATGATTATAGATCATCAGGATTATTAGATGTGCAGATCCCAACTTTAACCAGACAGAATATCATCAATGCCAGAACTATTACGACGATAGTAGAGATTATGAGCGTTATCATAAATGACCTTTATATGATTTTATTTTTTAGACTGTGTGAATCAAAAAATGTTCCAAACAGTTAAAAATATGTGACTTAAGTTAGGATGCTATTGAATGCCGTACTACATAGAATGTAATGAGTGCGGCGGCTGGCTATCCCGCATCAAACTAGCTTACTTAGGTTAGTATGATCGGCTGGACAAAATTCATAATGAGCAATTACCCGAGGGATGAAAACATACATACAAAATTGAGAGTCCTTAAATATCAGCGAATTCGCAAAAGTCTGGCCATATCCTTGAAGCTACCTCACCATTTATTTCATTTTTTACCTTTGAGTCTGGGCACAAATGTAAGGGTTTTTTCTTCTGGTGATATCATCAAAAAAATGACCATAGGCGTAGGCTCTAAATTTTTAATCCTACGAAGAATGCCATAAAGTCGCTGTTTTAACTTGGCTGCGCCGTCTTTTTCAGACTCCCAATCTAAAACCATTTGTTTTTCAATTCCGATGTAGGTGTTTTGAGGAAATCTCACTCCACTACCAGATTTTTCCATATACTGACGACTATGTAAGAAATCTACAATCAAGGAGTTATCCATTTGATTGAAGGGCTTGCTTTCGAACATTAGCAACACCGTATAACTTATGATTTTCATAGAAATCTCATGGGTAGGTTCAGACCATGTGAACGGTATGTTAGTTAAAAAAGCGACAATGTGTATTGTTTAACATTAAAGAAATGTATCGTCTGCTATATAAAAAAAAGCCTACACCAGGTAGGCAATGCTGATGATTTCTAATTATTTTTATAATGCTTCTTGTTCAATATCTTCCGCGATGTTGGTAAAAAACACCGAAGCTTATAGATACTTTCGTGCCGCATCAAAAATTTCCTGAGAGGTTAGCTCTCGATCTGATGCAACATAGACAACTTCATGGTCCCCTGTTAAAGAGGGGAAACCGGCTGACATTATCTGAAGATTGATCTCTTCTCCACCAGGGTACTGTTCGAGTATTGATGTTACGCCTTTAAGCACAGTGACAACCTTACTTGGTTTACCATTAAAGAAAATGATTACTTTTTTCATATATCACCATGTATTCAAACAATTTTTAGCGGTCGTGGCTGTTCGGTAAGTGTTGCTTTTTTCTATGTATTGTTTGTTTTTCGAAATTAAAACAAGCAATATTCTGCCTTAGCGTGTACTGTAGTAGCCCATTTGAACTGGAGAAGCCTGTGTCTGCACGTAAAAACAATCAATTCCGCCGAAATTATTTAGTCAAATGCCTTTGTCCAAACTGCTCAAAATATTCGGAGCATAGTTACAATCGTGTACAAAAGGGATCTCAATTAGTATGCCCTTACTGTAATGCTTTGTTCAAAGCCCCTGAACGTTACTAAAAAAACTCATACAATAAATAAGAAGTGATGCTTTTGGAGGCTGCCTAACCTCTTACGCACTTTAATATTTTATAAGCAGTTAGCTTCTGCTTTGAGACTATTCATGCAGCAGTCCTGCATTTCATCACATCGGTCAGCAAACTTGACGGTTCTGAAAATATGCTGGCCTGTTGTAATGATACTCGCAAACGATAAATGACTCTTCTTGTTTTTTAATTCGTATAAGCTTAAACGGCCCTTGAGGGGGTTATTTATCGCAGAGCGTAACATTTGCAGCTGTCGGACCTTTAGTACCGGCAATGATAACAAATTTCACTTTTTGTCCTTCAAAAAGAGTTTTGAATGTCTCTCCCTGTAGTGAAGAAGAGTGAACAAGAATATCTTTACTTCCATCGAGTGGGGAGATAAAACCAAAACCTTTATCTTCGTTAAACCACTTAACAAGACCTATCATTTTTGAAGACATAAAAACTCCCCTTGAACACTTAAGAAGTTACAACTTCATGAAAAGAAACGCATAATGGCATACGTATGGACTCAAGATGAGGGGTATCAGAGATAGCACCTGGTTATGAGGATTACTTAGAAAAAGTCAGATTCACATTGCATCGAACTAACCAGATCATTAAGGCACGTGTTAAACTATTTAGCAAATTTTATTTTAGCCATCTGGGAGGCTATGAAAATTAGATTAGCTAATCCAAATTTTTCCTGTATAGTCAAATTGGATTTCACGAAAGGAAATTATTTGACTCGTAAAATGACAGGCGTTGTCAAAAGTTTTGACTGCAAGAGTGGGAAGGGGTTCATTATACCATCGGATAGGCGTAAAGATGTTTTCTTACACATCTCTGCATTAAACAATAGCGAAAGCCAAACGTTAAGTCCTGGTGTTCGTGTTGAGTTCTATCGTATAAATGGACTCAGTGGTCCAATGGCGGCAAACATATTTCTTTCTTAAAAATATGCTATTGTGAGACTAGCTAAAAAGTGCAGGTCTAACTGATATTAGATTTGATTGTTATATGCTCTATCAAATTCCTCCCTTGGTTTTTTACATTTCCAACTGTACGCGTTACCGCATGCCAGTTGAACTTATCGGTGGGCACTGCACCGTCTGAAGCTATCTCTAACGCTTTATTCCCTCCAGCGTCCAGCCGCATCCACTCTCTTGCAGCTTCCGGCGACAAAACTAGCGGCCGGCGGTCGTGAATGTCGACCAGACCTTTGTCCGCTGCCGATGTCACGATGAGAAAACCTTCTGCTTCATCACCGCGTTCGAATGGCGTGCTTCCGATCGCCGCCATGAATACGGGCTGCCCGTCAGCGCGGTGAATGAAGTAAGGCTGTTTTTTGTCGCCTTCTTTCTTCCATTCGAACCATCCATCTGCAAAGCAGATAGCGCGACCATGCTGCCAGAGGGGTTTAAACATCCTGCTGGTTGCCGCGGTCTCGACGCGTGTGTTAATTAGTGGCGGCTTATCCCACCACCCGGGAGCGTAACCCCAGAAAACAGGATCGAGATGCAGCTGCTCGTCGCGTTCGCTTAACAGCAGCACTTTGGTGCCGGGCGCGACATTGTACCGGCCAATAGGTTCAGGGTCGTATGCTATGTCGCGCTCAGCTTCATCGGACAGGTAAGCCAGGTATTCTTCACGCGTTTGAGCTTGTGCAAAACGCCCACACATAGAAACCTCCAGCCAGATGTCAGACTTAAAGTATAGGGCAGAGAGAAGAAGGGGGCGCACTGGCTAAAGTTAGGGGCAAATTTAGGGGCAAAAATGCGAAATAGGGGCAAAAAAAGGGCACAAAAAATGTAGTTCTGGGTAGCTTTAGGGAGAAGTTGTTATGCTGTAACTAATTGAATTAGATGATAAAATAAATGATATCAATGTGTTGGCAAAATCAGCGTAGCTTATTCAGGTTGTACTGTTCTTTCTTGTTAATCTCTTGATTTTCTTGCATCTATTCGTTACTCAGATCTCAAATGGGGCACAGGGTGAGGAAAACGATTTCAAAGCGTCAGCTTCGTGTTCATCTCTTCTATCCATGTAGCATAGATTTCATACACCATCTGCGCATTTACGTGCCCCATCTGGTTAGCGATAAAAGACGGGTTTGCGGCTACCGGTAAAAACCAGCATGCGAAAGTGTGTCGTGTATGGTACGGATTGCAGCGCCGAATGCCAGCACGATTTACAAATGAGCCCCACAGGAGAAGTTTGGTTAAGACTGAAGGGTTGTCTACACTTACAGCTTACGCAGTAAAAACGGAGGTGAAAATGACTGACCGTCCCGTTCATGGTGACCATCCTGATTATAATCCTAGCCCGGATAACCCGGAAAAGGATGGAAGAAAACCGAAAGATGATCCTGGCTCAGCGCCTGAATCAGGCGATAAAGATCCAGAGTAATGACCAACCGCCTTTACGAAGGCGGTTTTAACACCCATTACGGCCTCTCTACGCGCACCGCTATTCACGTTATCCTCATCAACGTCGTCTGATAACCGCTCAGAATCCATCCCTTTTTTGCCGGATGAACGGGTGAGATAAAGCACGGATCTCATTCCCGCGTACCAGCGCGTTTTACAGTTCTCCTGCTACGCTTTTGAGGGGGACAAGGGAGCGCTTCTATGAAAAATAAAGACGAGCAGACAGGATTAGTTGGGCTGGCGATTGGTGCCGCCGTTATCGGGCTGGTTTCATCCCAGAAGATCATCAACCGTGAAAGTATTGTCGATGAACTGGTAAGGCTCGGCAGGCAGAAGGGGGATGGTGTCGAAGATGAGGTCTTTTTAAAAGCGGCTGAGTTAGTGAGAAAAGGGGTATAA